GCGTTTATATCTTGATCGCCATTATACAAGACAGCCAAAGTGCGCCCATATTTGTCTTTACCTTTTTCGTTGATATTTAATGATTTGTTTGAAATTAGATCGATTAGATGGCGCTTTGAGGCTTTGCCAAATGGCTGCTTTAGCTCTGGCGCATCAATGCCATAAAGACGAATTTTAATCTTTTCTTTTCTTTTTTGGCTCGTTAATGCGGTGATAGTGTCGCCATCATAAATTTTAATTATTTTTATTTGGTCGGCGAATAAAATAGATATAAAAAGCAAAAACATATAAACAAATTTCATTTAATCCCCTTGTAAATTTTTGTCTATGCAATTTTATACAATCAAAGCAAAAAAAGGGCAAAAATGCATCAAATCGAAGTAGAGGAAAATTTAAGGCGTATTTTTATTACGAACAAATATACAAAGACCTTACGCCCTCTTTTTGGACTTGATAGGCATATAGACAAAAGCGCCGATCTTTATAATCTGCTGGCACTAAAAGAGGATATAACCGAGCAGATCAAAAAGCACGAGCCACGCATTCAAACTGACAGCATAAGCTTTGAGGACGATAACGGCTCGATCATCTGCGAAATATCATACACACAAGACAAAGAAGCTAAATTTTTAAGGCTAAATATATGAAAGTGCCAAATTTTATAAAGCCACTAGATATAGACAAAGAGCGAGAAGCTATCATAAGCGAGTTTAAAACAAAGAGCGGAAAGCTAGACTATATCCCACTAATAGGGGATGATTATATGACGCTTATTGATATATTTTTGTTTAAGCTTAACAACTTTATCGAGCTTACAAACGTTAAAATTTCTCAAAATTACCTACTTTTTAGCAGAGGCGAGTATCTCGATGAGCTTGTAAAACTAATCGGCATAAAGCGAAACGAAGAGATAAAGCCAATCGCAAAAGTCGAAATAAAAGTAAATAGCTCAACATTTCTAAGCAAAGGCACTAAATTTACGGATACCAAAGGGCATTTTGCCTATCTGCTAAAAGATATATACGTAAGCGACACGGCGATAGTTGAGATCGAAGCGGCAGACTATTTTAAAGAGCCTTACGAGACTACAATACTTGAAATACCAAATATCTATATAACCGAGATAAACATAAAAGAGCCTTTTAGCGGCTTTAAGGCACGTGAGAGCGATGATGAGTTGAGGGATAGATTTTTATTAGCGCTTCATCGCTTTAGCACGGCTGGCAGCGAAAAAGCTTATCTTTTTCACATCTTAAGCGTCGAGGGCATAAGCAAAGCAAATGTATATCAGCTAAGTGCTGGCGTCGTGCAAGTAGTTTATTTATCCAAATTTAGCGAGCAAATCGCTAAAGAAAAGATCAAAGAGACACTAAAGGACAAAATCCCACTAACCGATGATTTGCGAATAAAAGAGGCGAATAAAGTTACTCTTGATCTAGTTATTGAGATCGCGCCAAAGCAGAATTTTATGTTTAATGAAATTTTGGCAAATGCAGACCTAAGAATAAAAGAGTTTTTTGGCACGCTAAAGATCAACGAGACGCCACACATCTCGCAGATCATTGAAGTGGCTTTTGATGAAAATACCGCATCCGTTGAGGTAAAAACGCCAATCCCAGCAGCTGATCGAGATAGTATCATTATTTTAAATTCACTTCAAATAAATAAGGCTAACCATGCTTGATTTAAGAGCTTATAGCGATGTGCTTTTTAGGATTGATGAAGTCTTTGCGCCAAAAATGGATGAGTATTTAGTCTTTGATGAGCGATTTTTCTATAACCAAACCGAGCTAAATAGGGCTTATCTGGCTCATCAATTTGATACCGAGCCAAAAAGCCTAAGCATAGAGGAGACAAAAGAGCTACTAAAAGCACCGCTAAAAACCTACTTTTTTGAGGGGACAAGCGAGAGTTTAGAAACTGGGCTAAAGACATATTATAGCGGCGCAAGCACTAAGCAGTGGAGCGAATACGGCGGCGAGCCATATCATTTTAAGCTTATTTTGGACGCGAGCAAAGGGCTAAGCAAAGAGCAAGTAGCAAAGACCGATAAGCTAATCAAAACATATAAAAACGTGCGTAGCGTTTATGACGGCGCAAATATAAAAGTAGGCATAAAAGCAGACGTTAAAGCCTACTCTTACGCGATAAGCGGCGAAAATGTCAGCGTATATCCTTACGTAGTATCAAACATAAACGAACACGCGCATTTTAAATTTGGCGCAGCTACGCAGGTAAATGAGATCATAAGCATACCAATCGATGCAATAAGAGTTTTAACAAGATAAAGGACGGATAAATGAAACAATACACACTTTTAACATCTAGTGGCATAAACAAACTTTTAAAAACCGCTAGCGACGGATCAAAGATTGCATTAAAAGAAGTTGTAGTAAGCGATTACGAAGGGGAACTAAGCGAGCAGACCACATCAATACCAAATGAGAAATATAGAGGAGCAATAAACGCCGTAACGATAGACGAAAACGATAATAACATCCTTGACGTCGATGCTGTCATACCGCCTGAAGTTGGCGGATTTTATATTAAAACGGCTGGCATATACTGCGATGATGGCTCGCTCTTTGCAGTGGCAAGACTAGCAGATACTTACAAGCCTCTTTTAAACGAGGGGTCAAGCAAAGACATCACACTAAATTTTAAACTTCAAATCGCAAATGCGAGCGAGAGCATCATTTTAAAGGTTGATAATAATGTAGTGCTTGCCACAAGAAAGTGGAGCGACGCCACATTTTTAAAAAAGACCGACAAGATAGACGCATACACCAAAAAAGAGAGTAACGATAAATTTGCTTTAAAAACTGAGCTAACGGACGGCTTGCCAATAGGCGCGTATCTAAGCTATCCAAGCCAAAAAACGATCCCTGCTGGCTTTTTGATAGCAGATGGTAGAAGTCTAAAAAAGGCAGAATATGCGGAGCTATTTGATGTATTGGGTTACGTGTATGGTGGGTCGGGTGAAAACTTTAATATTCCAAAGTTTGATGATGGGCGTTTCTTTAGAAGCGTTGGCGGTAATGCTGCTCCACTTGGACAACTACAGCTTGGATCAAAAATAGTACAAGTAGGACACTATGTAGGTAATACAGCGGAAGACTTTGACGAAACTGCAGAAAAAGACGTTACGCTTAACACTTGTTATGCATCAGTTGGGGGCACTCCTACAAACAAAGTTCGTATAAGACCTACAAACTCATCAGTAGTTATTATTATAAAAGCCAAAAATGTAAATACTCCAACGGCTGGGCAAATCGATAAAACAATACTTGCAACTGAAGCTAAATCGGGAATTGTTAAACTCAAAAACTCAATAACTGCAAAGCAAGAGGACGCGGCGGTAACCGAAAAGGCAGTTGCTGAAGCGATAGAAGCAAACAAGAGTATAGGGGTAGATCAAACTTGGCAGGACGTAAAAGACCAAAGACAAGCAGGGATAACATATACAAACACGACAGGCAGACCAATAATGGTGTGCATACAGGCTGCTATGAATTATGGAATTGCAACATGTCCTATCTTTGTAGATGGCATCAAGGTCGGTGAGGTATGGGAACATCACACCGTAAATAAAGTAGATCATATTGCATTTATTGTGCCTAGTGGCAGCACATATAAGGCTGATTTGACGATAGGCGTACACTCAATTTTCATTTGGTCAGAACTAAGATAAGGAGAAAAAATGAAATATTACAAAAATAAAAATAATGAAATTTTTGCATACGAAGATGACATAAGTGAAGAGTTTCTAAATCAAAGGATAAAAGAGCTAGGGCTAACACCAATAAGCGACGATGAGGCAAATAAACTTTTAGAGCCAAAGGTAGATGAAAAAGCAAAGCAGCTAGCCGAGATCGAAGCCGAAATCACTGAGTGCGAAAACTATATACGCCACGCCCTAATTATTGGAAATAACGCCGTACTTGAAAATTTAAGAGCGGAGTATAAGGAGCTAATTGCAGAGCGCGAAAAGCTGAACGCAACGAGCGAGCCGATAACGGTAGCGCCGACAGATCATCTATAAGGAGAGAATATGAGCTATTTTTTAATCTGTGTTTTATCCTTAATTTTAGGCGTTTTGCTTTGCCCTATCGTAATCTTTCTAAGGGCTAGAAAATGCGAGGGCTGGGGCAATAGC